TCATAACGAACGCGCAGAACTTGCTAACGGTCGTTGGGCAATGCTGGGCATCATTGCTGGACTTGCATCTTATGCAATCACTGGCAATCTATTCTTTGGACTTGCTTGATAAAAAACATTAATTCTTACACAAAAACATTAACAGGAGAACTAAAATGAACAAATTTGGATTTACGCCTGAGGCAGAGATTTTAAATGGTCGCCTCGCAATGCTTGGATTCGTAATCGCAGTTGGAACTTATCTCACCACTGGTCAAATTATTCCTGGTATTTGGTAATCAACTGAACATAATCAAGCGTCTCTTTGAGGCGCTTTTTTTATAAATATCTGAGTGCAATTATAAAGAGGACTATGACTCTAGATCTTCATAACTTTTTCAAGTTTTATGATGAAAAGAAATCAGATCACGTAGCAGCAGTTCAGTGGTTAGAAGATAATCTTCCTGCTGAATTCTTGGATGATTCTGAAACAGAATGGATAGGAATTTTCAGAACAAAACCACCAACTCCAACAGTATTGGCGGTTCCTTACTTCAATCAAGTAGACAACTATAGAGATGCACAAAGAACTTGCAACTCTTCGTCGTGTGCTATGTGCCTTGCATTCCTCAAACCAGGAAGTATCAAAGGCGATGATGAGTATGTCAAGAAAGTATTTGCTATTGGTGACACAACTGACCACGCAGTTCAGACCAAAGTTCTACAAGGTTATGGTGTTAAGTCATACTTTAGTTACAATCTTTCTTTCTCTGATATTGATAAGAGTTTGGATGCTGGCAAACCTGTTGTTATTGGTATCCTTCACAGGGGATCTCTTTCTTCACCTACTGGTGGGCACATGTGTGTAGTCATCGGTAAGACACCAGATGGCAAAGGTTACTATGTCAATGATCCTTATGGTTCATTAAATGATAACTACACTGGACCAGTAGAGAATGGTAAGAAGACCGTTTATACCAAAGCAGTTCTTAAGCATCGTTGGTGCCCAGGTGGCAGCGATGGTTGGGGTCGCATTTTCGCTTGATACATAAGGAGAAAACTAATGGCAAGAATCGATTTACACAACTTCTTTCAATTTTATGATGAAAGAAATCCTAATCATGTCAAAGCAGTTCAGTGGTTAGAAGATAACCTCCCAGTTAAGTATCTTGATGATACTGTAGATTGGGCGGAGATTTATAGAGGAAAAAAGTCAAGTTCTGCATCCCCAGCGGTTGCAGCAACTGCTCCTGCAAATAGTGGTGGTGATGATATGCCCATGACTGGCCTTAAACTTATTAAAGAGTTTGAAGGCTGCCATCTAAACGCATATCCAGATCCTCTGTCAGGTGGACTTCCAATCACTATTGGTTGGGGAACTACACGTAAGAAGGATGGATCACCATTCCATATGGGAGATACTATCACTCAACAGGAAGCAGATGAGTTGTTAATTACTCAATGTAAGAACCAGTTTCTTCCATCACTTCGTAAAATTCCACACTGGAATGAAATGTCTGATGGCAAAAGAGGGGCACTTCTCTCCTTTGCTTATAATCTTGGTGCTGGTTTCTATGGTGGTGACAACTTTAACACTATTACACGCACACTGAAGAATAAAGAATGGGACAAAGTTCCCGATGCTTTATACCTCTACCGTAATCCTGGATCTAATGTAGAAGCAGGACTTGCTCGTAGAAGAAAAGCAGAAGGTGAATCTTGGAAAAAAGGTTAACCTATCCCAACAACGACAATGCCCGACAACAAAAAGGAAAAATGTATGAGCACGATTATTAGAATTAGTGTTTTGAGTTGGAGTGCTGCTCTTCTAACTGCTAGTTATGCTGGTCTTCTTGCAAAGATGGACCCTACATTTATTGCTACAGTATTCACTGCTGCTGCAGCAACCTTTGGAGTTGATACCCTAAAGAAGGGAGATAAAGACGACGATGCCGATAAACCCACTAGAAGGGATCCCGAACCCGAGTTCGTCATTGATCCCGTCGCTCCAGTCGAGCCAACTGTCGCCGCCGAAGCAACCTCAGGTTGCGCAAACTGCGATCCAGGGGATAACCCCGACTATAGTAGATCAACTCCCGTCACCTAAAGCGTCAGTTCCATTTACAAACGGTCTGGCACCTCCCATAGTGGATGTGCCACGACCTAATATAAAATATCCTGTGATTAATGTACCTACACAGGAAGAGTTTGATGCTGCTGTAAAAGCAGATAGAGAAAAAGAACAACAGCAGCAACAGGAAAAAAGCAGAGGACTTCCTGATGCTCCTCCAATAATATCAGCAATTAAAGTTCCTCAACTTCAACAACCACAAGAGAAATCAGAGTCAACTGCGGATACTCTGCCAACCAAAGAGAAACCTATATCAGCAGAGATACAGGTGCCTATCCTAGGAGCAGTTCCAATCCCCACAAACAAAGAAGTGGCACTGGCAGGCACCACAGCAATGGCAGCGACAGCAGCAGCACTTCTAGGTAAGTCAGCAGTTGAGTTCCTATTGAAGGTTTTTAAACCAATAGCAAATCAACTTTATGTTCGTGGTAAGAAACTTTTAAATAAAGATTTAACTGACTACGAATTACAATTATTCTTTGCTTTTGAAAAAGATAAGCAGATGAAAGCAGTTGCTAAGAAGTTAAAAAAAGAATTCAAACTAGAAAAGAAAAGACAACACGACTTGGGTAAGTAATTACTTCTTACGCTTTGCATCTAATTCAACAAAGTTTTTCTTTTTTGTACCACCATCATAAGGCCAAGCATATCCCTCAACAATCATTTGATCATTCAATGATGTCTCTTGATCGTTTACAAATAGATGTCCAATAATTCTTCCATACTTCTCTGTACTATCAGGAAGTTCAGTTTTAATCAAAATGTCCTTAGCATTTTCTACTTTATATTTAAGCCATTCTTTAGATTGGAGACCATATTTCTTTTCATTCGCATCAGTTGTCCTGCTCTCTGGGGTATCGACACCAGCAAGACGAATTCGCTTAGTAAGGGAGATATCAAAACCAAGATCAATGTCAGCATCAATAGTGTCGCCATCTACTACCTTTGTGATTTCTTTGATACGATAGATGTAAGGATCCTTATCAGCCATTAGAATGGTAATTTGAACTTCCCAGTATTTAGTTTAGGAATAGGTAATTTTTCAAATGCTTTATTTACCTGCTCTTCCACAACTCTATCAACAACCTTATCTACTACTTGACTGACATACTTCTCTGGGTTATTCAAAACTTGTTCTGCTTTCTTATAGGTCACATAAGCACCTACACAAAGAGCACCACTGAGAACTAAACTTAACGTTGAAAAAACTAATGCTATCTTATTCATCATAATTTACTCTTTCTTCTTTATGTATAAAAACTTTTAATTCTTTAACGTACTTTCTTAATATCTGTGCCTGTTCCTCATGCCAAAAATCACCCGTCTCCAAATGAAGTCGGGTGTGATTGTCTATTGCTTTAAGTATTTGATGTATGGGTTTATTCCAACACTCACGTTTAGGAGTGTCCCACTCTCTTGCCATAAGTCCTCATTAGTTGTTAACTTAAACAATTCTGTATGACGTAAGTGACGTTGTATTTATTGTTTAAGATACCTAACAACAACATCATCACACACTTTTGCATATGGTGATAGAGGACTAAAACTAATTCCTGCTTTAAGTGCTTCGCCACACTTAAGTAATCTAACTAACTCAAAATCTAAACGTGCTTTATCTGCCTCAGCATTCTGTCTTTTGATTTCTGTCCTTGCTCTCTCTTTGCATAATTCCATCAATCCACCGTCAAGTGGAATGTTAATACCAGCAGAGATTCCCCAGTTATGACTACCAGAATCAAACGATTCTGGATCTTCACTTCCATTCCCACTCTTCAACATGAATGGAGATAATGAAAATGTAGCACCTTGACAGGCAACACCATTACCGTAATTATTCATTGCATAAGGACCTTGAAGCACCTGTACTGCCTGGTTGGTTACATTACCAGTAGCAGATGCTGAAGGCCCAGCAATATTGGTGTTTGAAGGTGCCTGCTGAGCAAAAGCACCTCCAGCAAAAATTACTGAGTAAAGACAGATGTAGAATTTGTTGTAGAATCTTGCGTAGTTGTTCGATCTATCCATGTCTCTTTTGCCACTCCAGTGCCAAGAATTGTCTCACTGAACTGGAACGGAGCACCTTGAGTCATGACACTATAATTAGTACCAGGAGCAGGAGTACCAGGAATATTAATATTCGTGCCACTCACTGTATAAGATGTTCCAGTGGTATACTCTACTTGTCGAATTGTTTCGACGATTTCTGTACGTGTTTTAGTTTCTGCTGTAATAGTTCCTCTGGTAAAATTAGGAACAACACTTTCTGCCAGGGCATTAGTATTAAAAAACCCTAGCAGGAATAAACCTGCTAGGATACGTTTCATTTGAATACGCTCAATTCAATTGTGCGTTGTGCTGTTGCCGTTGTACCAGGACCACCAGCAGTTACTGAACCAACACCAGTAGGTGATAAAGTACCAGCAAGAGTACCTTTGTCTCCTGCTAACTGAGTAACAGAATCCCCATAAAGGTTGGGAGAAGCAATTGCTCCACCAGAGACCGTTTGAGTGGTGACAGGTGTATCTGCAGTACGACTTGTTTCAGAAAAGTTAAATGCTTGCCCTGGTGTATTGACTTCATATGAACCAGCAGTACTAACACCGCCTAATGTAGTTGCATTAATATTTGTACCAGAAGCAGAATATTGTCCGCCAATTCTGGTTGATTGTACCGCTGCACCCTGTACGCCTAATTGAACAGAATCAGTAATTCTTGATGTAATTTCAGCAGCAAAAACAGGTGTAGTTAAGAATAACGAAAAGGCTAAAAGAAGTC